CACTACCGCGCTTGGCACCCTCCATAGCACTGATCTGTTGCTTGTTGGTGGGTGCGGCGTCATTGGCGTCATACTCAAAACCCGCGACAAACAACCCACTGGTGGCAGTGGAACAACTAGGCGTGTAGATAACCTCTAGGTGGAGGAACCTGTACATCTCGAATCCAGCTGCGATTCGAGAGAGCCAAGGGAAAGTTGTGGAGTTGACTGGGTTGACAGTAAGGGAGAAGACGGACGGTGTGGGCGAGGCGGTGACATCGATCGTGTACTCGATGTTGGTGAGTTGGACCTGGTGTGTAGACGAGCTACCGACCTTTGGACCTGGGTTGAACCCCCAGGACTGAATAGTCGTAGGAGGCCCGCCTCGAGCTGGCTGTCTGGGAGCCCTCTTCTTCTGAGGAGTAGCAGGAGCAGCACGACGATTGGCGCGAGCTGGCTTAGGTTTGTTAGCATTTCCTGCCATTGCATAAATAGTTTTCTGTAGCTTATTTGTGCGGTTGTGAATAGTATGGGATCCCTCATCCACGGGAGGGACTGTTCATCGCGTAGTACCGGTGGCAGGCGCCGTGCAGTCTCTCGGCATTTTGGTTAGCACGGAAGTATTAAGGACGCGTCCACCGTTTTGGGCCATTTAAACTACGCAACCCCATGTGCTTTCGCAGCGTCTGCGGGCGCATTTGGAGGTGCCAACCTAGGGCGTGGATGTGCCCCACGCAGGGGCAGTTTTACGACTTGCCCCAGGTCGGGTTCTCCATCACGAACGTTCGGGTTGGTACCCGATCCACGTCCAACTGTCCACATCTATATGTGGCGGCTCAGGGATAAGGTCGCCGAGGTTGAATGACCACTCGTCGAAATGTCTTTCCAGCCGTATCTGCTGGTCGACGTCTATGCCGAAAGCGGCGGCAAAGCTCTCCCTGGCGCGGGATGTGATGGGCTCCGGTCTCACCGTCGGGAGCTTGGTGAGGAGAGGCTTATTGAGCTCGTTGCGGACCCGGTAGATCAGTTGCTCTCCCTGATCGAACCGCTTGATGGTCCTGGTAGTGCCAGCATTGCGTATGAGGGCCTGCGCATAGCTCTGAAGCACTGGTACACCACGATTGAGTATTGCCTCACACATTCCAATCGTGTTGCACAGTTTCCCCTTGGACTGTGGGGTCGGCAAGGTCATCCACTTCTGACTTACAAGAGCCCCAGAAATGACCTTCTGGGGGTTGCG